CTTTTCGCAGGATGATTTTTGATTTATCTAAATAAGGAACTGATTTAGTAACGTCGTGTGCTTTAAGATCAGCGTAATAATAGTAATTTCGCAGTTCTGTATCGAGTTGGACGGTATTTGAAGAGAAATTATTCAGATAAGATAAGTCTTTTTCCAGGCAGACTAGACCGGTGCTGTCTTTAGCAGATGGTACACTAGGGCCAGCATTATATATTGCTATATCGCCTTCTTTTGAGTAGGCGCAATCTTCAGCACGAAAGGCAATCACATATTCCACTCCAGAACGAGCTCTTATTCTAACAAAGTCCCCTTCCTCAAATTTCATTAAGGCATGGGCATTTACCAAGAACAGTTTGCCAACAATCTGAAATGCATTCTGATGGTACACTCGATGCAGATCACCATCTAACTCAACAACTCTTTCAAATCGAACCATAGATGGCATAATTCGATTATCCATAATCTGTTCAGCATTCGGATCACAACCTCGTTCGGTTACTAGTACTCGTGCAGCGGGCTTTCTAGCAGCTCTTTTCGTTTCACCTCTATAATATTCCTTACCGTGTTCTTGGACTTTATGTTTTTGTCCATAGTTAGGAATTTTATAGATACGTTCTTGTTCAACTTCTTCTTGATCGAATTCTTCTTCATCAGAAAAAGTCGCCCAAAGCTTATACACAGCAAAGGCACTTGCGACAGCACCAGTGATGGCTATAACTTTCACAATCGTCGGATGTTTCTTCATGAAATCAGCGACATTGCTTTTCAATTTAGTAAGCAGGCTCTCATATGTTATTATGGTAGCACTACGCCGTTCTTCGAAAAGTATGCCGCTGCATCTAATGCAGATTGGGGATCCTCCCATGGTACGCTTTGATTGAATAAGCATATCAAGGTATTCAGCCCATGAGGTGTTGAGTTTGACGAGTTCGGTAAATTCCATTGCACACTCAGATATGCAAGTAAATTCGTCGCATCGATCACATGTAAGTATATGACCAATGTTTCCTTCGAATTCTCTCCTACTTTTGTTGAACTTCTCACGAAGCTCTTCCATAGTTGGAGGGTCGGGTTGGTATTTAGCTGCAGGTGGGGGGGCAGTTGATGTTGAGGGCATGTCGTATATCGTTATAGGTACGACACATTCTTGATATTCTGGATCATGCTTACATGGTTTTGATTTGCATGGTGCTAGGCGAAATTCAGGAATATTAATGTCGATGTCAGTAACAATTGGATCATCCAATCCACATTCATCTACGGCAAATTGCACAGGTGTTCCTCGAAAATAAAAACCATCACACATGTCATATTTAAATATATTTGAAATACATGTAATTATGTCATCTGTGGAACGGTCAGTAAAAGGATTGCAATGCCGGAAAATTTTGTCGGATCTACGTTTAACGAATTCAAATCCACTTTCAGTTGTTGGGGGTTGTGCTATTGGTACTTTCCAATGATTTCGGCTTGTAAGCCACCAAGGAGGCAGGTTTAATAAGCCAAAATCATCAAAACCTACATACATAGGTGTATAATCATGAGCTGTTGGATTTGTCGGACTGTTTAGGGCTGAATATTGGCGAGCCAAAGATGTGCTTAGGTCGGCCATAAAATCTTTATAAAGAGCCCAATCTGTATGTGTGTGTGAATACTTTCCACGTGTACTATACCACGGATGTGATGTGGCAGATACACGTACGAAACGTTCTCCAGAACTGAAACCTCGTTCAGTTCCGTTCAGGACTTTCAGAAGCAATTCGCGTGTTGATTCGAATTCATCAAAAAGCTCCTCATCATCTTCAGAATCGCCACATTCTTTGGTCGGGGTGAAATCACGCCGATTAAGATAAGCAGCAACTTCCTTCTGTCGTTCTAGATGTTCAGTGGCCATATCGACTATGCGTTGTTTGAGTGTTGCATAATCCATAAATTCACTTAAAGCCTTACCTTCTTCTA